CGTCTACGAAGCTGAAGCGAGTCCCGTCGTAACGAACCTCGCCAGGCGTAGTCGCTACTGAGGTCGAATCAAAGTAGACTCCCTCCTCATAGAGAGGCCCAGGAAACCTATCTGGAGTCCTTGGCATCTACTGCGACTTTCCTCGTTTTCTTTGCTGCCTTCGACTTCTTGGTAGCCTTCGGGGCAGCAGCCTTCCTCGTCCGCTTCGCCTTCGGCTTTGTCTCACCGGTTAGACGACCGGCCTCCTCCTCGGCGAGACGCCGCTGCTTGATCGGTGCGGCTGGCCTGACGCCAACGTGACGCCCCTGACCATTGGACTTGGACGGGTCGTCGCCAGTGCTCTCGGCGTCACGTATCGCACTGGCCTTGCGCGACTCCATGTCGTACATCTTCTTGGTCAGCTTCACGTTCTGCTCGAACGCCAACATCCTCCCCTGCGCAATGAACACGCGCTGCTCATACGACATGGCATCGCTGTGAACGACCGCGACAGCCCGCTGGATGTAGACCTTGATGATCTTGGCAATCTCCAGCGAACTATCGAGGTCGAGCTTCCCCTCGTCCAAGTCCTTGTCGACGTGGGCAGCGAGAGCAGCCAACTTCTTCTCTGTCTGGAGGAGACCGGATTGCGCCCCTTGCGCAAGGTGAACATCCTTGGCAGCGGCTTCAAGAGCGTCGTCCATGGCATTGCCAAACTCATGGATGACGGCGCATTTGATCTCGGACTTCTCCAGACTCATGTCTCACTCCTGTTGGCTACCCCCTATGCGTAGGGGATGACGCAAAGCACGTCGTTGATGACGATGACGAACTCGAACTTGAGTTGCCCGTTCGCCAGGCTCGTTCCTGGGTAGTAGTCGTTGTTCGCGGCAGCGTCCGCGCCAGGTCGCAGGAGGTCACCGTTGAGGAACACGTCGTAGTCGGTGAGGAACACCCCACCGCTCATGTCAGGAAGCTGGGCGTCGAGATTCGCGCCGCCGCCGACCCCGCCGACATCCGTATCGGCGGCGACTGTCGCCGTCGCGTTCGCGTAGACCTTGGTCCCACGCGCGCCGTGGTTGTACGCCTGCACGATGGCGTCGAACAGCGAGACCTCGCCGCCGAACGCGGTCTCGTAGGCGGTGACCTCGGTCTGGTCGTCAGTCAGCTTGACGCCAGGTCCGGTCCACGTCGCCTCCGTGACCATGTGGGTGTCGTTGAGGATCAACTCGGCAGCGGACTTGACCTCCAAGTCACCAGCGGTCGTCTCGACGAGACCGTCGTTCACGCCAACGTCAATGGGGCGAGTGCCGCCAGTGTTGGCGCTGATGCCAGCGTTGAAGTCGACATCCACGGCATCGTTGTCGTACAGGTCCACGTCACCAGCGATGTGAACCTCGCTCGTGCCACCAGCGGAGCCCTCGATGATGGCAAAGAGCCTGGCCTCCAGGTCGTCGCGAATCTCCCAGTAGAGCCCAGCGCCCTCCAGGTCGAGGATGGAGTTGGTCACCACATCGACCGGGGTGATTCCCTGGTTGTTGTAGGTGTTCTGCCGCGTGACCGCGCCAGCCCCAGCATCCACGAAGGAGTCGCCCAGAAATGCGTGCTTCGGGAGATCGGCGAACGCATACTGCTCGACCGGCGCGTAGTCGATGGTCTTGCCGTCCATCACGCCTGCGGCAGCAAGCTCCAGATCGTCGCCGGTCGAGTTGACGACGACGAACGAGATCTGGAGCCGGGTCGGAGTCGTGACCGTCGCGGTGTGTCCGTCCGTGTTGGACTCGGACTGGAGCAGACCATAGACTTCACGCCCGCTCCCATCCGTGATGGGATCGCGAGTCGCGCCGTCGATGATCTTGCAGAGGTTGTACGGCGTGACAGCATCGCCACCGGAGACCTCGGTCAACTGCGCGCTGTCGAACGTCGCAGCGTAGGCGGCGATGGTACCGAGCGTGTTCACGCTTCCGACCGCGATGGTCGTGTTGCCAGGAAGCTCGCCAGCCGCGTCGAGAACGGCATGCTGCGCGTTGACGGCAATCGGCCCGATGCTCGCTCCGACAACCGACACCCTGTCGAGAACACGCTTGCGCTCGGTGTCCCAGAGATCCTGGGCCACATCCTGCACACCACGGACACCGTAGCCGCTGTCGGTGGTGAACGTCGATGGGGCAGTCAACGCATCCCACCAGTTGTCGTTGCGAACGGAACGAAGCTCGTTGAGCATCGACCTGATGCTGTTGAGGTCGTCCTCGATGGAGACCGCGTTGGTCTCGTAGTTCGCCTCGGTCGGCGCAATGGTATCGTCGTAAGTGTCGGACTTACGGACCTGAGTGTCTTGCCGGATGAACGTTCGTGCCATCTCTATCTCCTAGCGCTAGCTGTGAAAGCCCCCATGAATCTAAATGACACGAAGTTGAACGAATCTATCTTTAGTCTACGGCGAAAGTGACGCGCGATCAACCGTACTTCTGTTTCGCCATACCGCGCCTGATACCCTCGAACGCAGCGATATCAGAATTGGCGTAGTCAACCTTCAACTGACGCGCTTGGTCGTCGTTGATGTCGAACGTCCACTCGCCGTCCCGTCCCTTCACAACTTTGTAGTCTTGAAGGGCGTGTCCCTTGAAACGAATGAATGCTGCTAGTGAGACATCCCTTGTTGCGAACATCGAAAACCTCCCGAAAGATCAAGGTCGATTACGACCCTACTGTCCGAATAGTATAGCGTAGCCCGCATGGTTACGACACTACTCCTCATGCAGAACCGTTCACCCCTGACCTCGCCATTCTTCTCGACCACTTCCATCCACATCCTGTAGATGCCATTCTTGTTGATGGGCAGATCGACGCGCTTGCCGTCGCCATCGGAAACGGCAACGCGCCGTACTTTCTTCTGTATGGAAGTGGAATCCAGGCTGCGTAGGTCATCCTCACGGCGCGGGTCGAGCCGCTGGACGGAACCGTCGTCCAGATGGAGGATGATCACGCTGCACCGTCTAACCGGTTAGACAGTCGGTTAGCGCGGTTGCTGAACGAGGAACCAACCGTTCTGCTTGAACATCTTGAGGTGCTTGATCGGCACCTCCACCGGCTCCCCTCTCAGGAAGGTGCGACCTGCCAGGTTGTAGGTCCGTGCACCCTTGAGGATGGCAACGAAGTGCGTGGGTCCGCTCTTCTCCTCTGCCACCTCACGGACGGGGGTGTTCTCTTCGTCGGCAGCGGCAACAGCCCTGCGAGTCTTCTTCGTCTTTGCCATTTCTCGAACCTCCTCGAATGTATGTGGCACGACTAGCCGGGTGACCGTCTCAGGCCACCCGGCTCATCGTTGCTCGCATCAGTTGATGCCGACGTTGATGCCCTTGACCAGCGCGGTCAGTTCCTCGACCTCGACCGCGATCTTGGTGCTGATCGCGTACTGGTTCGTGGACTTGTAGATGTCGCGGTCCCGCTCCATCCTGATGTCCCGACCGATGCCGAGGATGAGGTTGGCGTAGTTGGTGAGGAGCACCTGCCCGTAGGAGGTGTACGTCACCTTGACCGTCCCGCCCGCCGCGAGCGCGCCGCCCGCGAGGTTGGTGATGGTGCCAGCCGTGTAGTCGATGGTGTAGTCGTTGCCGACGCCCTCGACGTAGGGGGTGACGGGCGTGTTCCCGAGCGTGTCGGGAGTCACGACCACGGAGCCCGCGCTGATGGGACCGTAGCGGAGCGCCTGGGTGTCGACCGCAGCGCCGAGCGTGATGTGCTCGACCACGCGGGGCTCCTTCTCCAGCAGCGGCACACCGATGAGCGGCACGCCGAAGGGACGGAGCGCGTCCTGGCTCTGGAGCGCGGCGTCACCGGCACCGGTCGCGCGGGATGCGACCTTCTCGCGGTAAAGCTGCTCGTGGTCCAGGGACACGAGGAAGCGCATGTCGCGACGGGTGCGACGGAACTTCACCGGCATGCTGTTGATCATGCGGGAGAAGAACGTCGAGGACACGTCCGCGCCGCTCGCGTCGTAGATGGTGCCGCCGTCCGCGAGGCGCAGCCAGCCGTTGAAGAGCGCGATGTAGGAGTCCTTGACGTACTGGGTGGCCGAGCCACCGTCCATCATGTCGGACTCCAGACGGGCCGGACCCTCCGTGTACCCGTTGATCATCAGCTCTTCCATGTCGTTCGCGGTCTGGGTGGCCATCATGCGAACGATGGTGTCCTCGACGGAGTCGCCCTCGATGTTGATCTCCACGAAGTTGTCGGAGATCTCGAACGGGGTCATCAACTCCACCGGGGTGAGCGTGACCTTGCTGGTGGTGACACCGCGCCGGATGGTCGGAGCCTGCGCCTCTGCCTTCGGCACGGTCACGCGCTGACCGACACCGATCTTGTCGATGTCCAGCGACTCGGGACGGAACCGCACGACGCGCACGTTGTTGTGCAGCATCGTGATGTCGATCACGAAGTCGATGAACTTGTTGGCCTGCTCGGGGTTGAGCTTGCCAGCAGTGGCGAGATCCGACGTGGCGATGATCCCCTTCTCGACCATCTCCTTCGCGGCCTGGATGAGTTCCTCGTTGGTCATTTTAGCCAAACTCCTTGTCTCGGGTGGTTTCCTCTCGACAGTTTCTCTCGTTGGTCTCCGACCTACAGGCCCGGAAGGTTCAGCACGCCCTTGAACGACGCGGGGTCATCCCCATCCTTCTTCTCGGTCTTGACCTTGGTGGTGCTGTCGTTCCCACCACCCTTGGAGTCGGCTCGCCGCTTCATGGCCTTCTCGACCTTCTCGTCCGCAGCTTTCGCCACCCCTCGAACTTCCTCGACCTCGCCCTCGATCTTGTCGAACCGCTTGTTCATCCGACCCTCCATGGCGGCAAGCGCCTTGAGGACCGGATCGCCGGTCTTCGCGACGGGCTCCTCGGCGGGGGCATCCTCGGGCTCGTCGGCGTTCTCGTCGTCGGTGTCGACCGTGGCATCCTCGGAGGTCTCCTCCTCGGTGTCCTCGGTGTCCTCGTCGGTGGTCTGCTGATCGTCGTCGACCACCTCGGTGTCCTCGATCTCCTGGCTCATGTCTGTCTCCTCCTGAGATGACGCGACGACCTTGGCAACCATTTCCGGGATCGCCATGATCGACTTGTTCAGTTTGGCAAACTCACCAGCGAAGTCAACGCCAACTTTCGCGATGGTGCCTGCCACCTGGGGTTCTTCGATGTTCTCGGGCTCGTCCGCAGGCGCATCGTCGCCAGCGGGGTACTCCTCCGCAAGCTCTTCCAGAGCACCAGCGGTCTTGTCGACCGTGGACTCCAGCCCTTCGGGGATGAGCATGGGACCATCGGCGTCGTGCTCGATGCCGTCCACGTAAGTGGTCAGGTACTCGGACACGTTCTGCGTAACGCTGACGTACTGGTCACGGATGAGGTACGAGACGGCTCCCGCCTTCGCGATCTCCTCCGCGCGCTTGGTGATCTGGTGCAGCGACATGACGGCTTCCGCACGCCCGCGCTTGTACACCGGAACATCCGCGTCTGGCAGAAGCGAACGAATCTCCGCAGCGACAGCCTTGGTCATCGTGACCAGGGCTGGCGGGGCATTTCGCGCGTCCCCGTCCTCTGCGACCGTCAGGCTCTTCGCGACCGCCTGAAGCTCACCCACGCTCTCCACGGCGCGCTTGAGTCGGGAGTCGACAGCCTTCATCACGGGACGGGGGACATGCGACTCATCGAGCTTCTTGACTGGCGATGGCATCTGTCCTCCCTGCTTCTCGACCGAATCGGATTTCGCTAGCTGGTCCTTCAAGTCCGATGGCAACATCTGGTCCAGCGGATCGTCAGGATCATAACCCGGTTCGATGCCGTGTTTCAATTCTGCACGAACAATCCGCTCGTGCACCACCTTTTTTGAGGAGTCCTTCTTGTACGCACCATGGTTCTGCTTGAAGCGCACTCGCGCGTTCGCAGCACGTTCCTTGGTGTCGGTTGGGTACTTGAGGTTCACTGGGTCGCCGTACTGATCCAGGCTTGTCGGGAACCCACTCGGGTACGTGAGATGCGAACCCTTCTCAAGCACCTCGATGCCGAAGGCTTTCGAGCGGGCCTCACGTGCGGCCTCAAGCTCCTCTTGGCTCATGCCTTCCTTCGGTTCGTTCGCTTTCTTGATGTTCATTCCCTTGAGAACGAAGTGCGGCTCTCCGATGGCTGGCATGTCAACTGCGGAAACTTCGTCAGGCTCGATCTCCATGAGTCGAGCATTCGCCTTCGGGGACTGTCCCAATGTCGGCATTACCTCACCTGTATGGACCTGCGTGCTTGTGAGGAAGTTGCGGAACGGTGAGACCCTTGAGTTGCTGCACTAGAGCAACCCCACCGATGCTCCATCCCTTGATCTCGCCCTTCTTGAACTTTTCCCACAAAACATCGTCCCTGATACGAGCATACAGTATCCAAGTTCCCTTTGGGTAGGTCAAGGTTGTCAATTCCTTTGCCGGGTGGTCGTCGCCAGCAGCAGGAACCTCAACATCAAACTCCATCTCCCGATCAAGCACGAAGCTCTGAATCGGGCGGGCGGCATCGAAAATGACCTCGCCCTCGTGCATGAACTTGATACCGTTCTCGCGCGGGTCTTCCTGATAGTGCTCAAGCCAGTAATACGCGGCAGCGGTTGTCGTGTCCGCGTCGTAGGTGTCGCCCTGAAGGTCGACAACCCCAGGCACAAGCACAGCCCCGCCTACGATTCGCTCCTCGTCAGCGGTAGCCTTGAAGACCTTGTCGATCGGAACGCGCTTCTCGCTGAAGCTCTCGACTTGAGCAAGGCGCTCCTCTGCCTCGCCCATGGTGTCGTAGCAGCCGAAGTTGGTCTGACCATCCTCGGAGAAGACGCAATACTGCCCGTCCACCTCGCGAATGGTCTTCTCCATCTCGTCTTCGTCCTCGTCGTAATGAACCTTGTCTTCCTCATCATCACAACTGCGCGCCTTCGCAGCAGGCAGCGCTGGCTCGCTCATCTCCATGAGCTTGATGAGCGTATCGATCTGCTTGTGGTTCTCCTCGGTGATTGCCTCGTTCTGACTCATGAGCGACTTCAACTCACGAAGCTGCATAGCAACCTCGTCAGTGGTCGTGCCAGCAGCAGCCGCCTCACCAGACAGTTGCTCGCGCAGCATCGTGAGCGTGAACGGGAGATCGTGCGGGATGTCCTCCGAAAGCTCTGGGAGGTCTCGACCGAGAACGTCCTCGACGATGACACGCGACACGAACGGCGACAGACCACCACTCCTCTCCGCTACGGCGAGAAGCTGCGTCAACTCGTAGTTGTCCGTGACATCCGGGGTGTTCGACCGGAACAGAACGTTCGCCGCGTTGAGTGCCGCGACGATTGTCTGGTTCCAGATGGAGTCCTCGTGGTTGCGCTCCGGTCGGAACACCTGCTCCTCGCCAACCTTGCGCGACGAGTCCGCTGTAGCGCGGGTGTAGTCGTCCGCTCGGCCCATGAAGATAGGAGGTAGACGAAAAGCTCTACGGATCTTGTCGTCGTTCCTTTCCATGTATTTGACGAAGAGCGCGTCCGTGTGCTGGACCTGGGTGAGTTCCTTCACCTCCAGCTTCATCGTGCCTGGGTCTTTCATACCCTCGGCAATGGGCTCGCCCTCCACGAGCAGGATGGTCGAGTAGTTGTCGTCCCCCTGAATGCGCTCCTCCACGAACTTCTGGATGCGCGAGATGGATGCCTCGGTCAACTGGACGTTGGTGGCTAGCAGCATCATCGCTGGAATGTTGTTGCTGCGGAACGTGGTGTAGTTGATGACCTCGGCTGCTCTGTTGCCGAAGATGGTGAAGAGGTTCCCAATCCACCTGGGAATGCCGTAGGGGCTGCGCGAGCAGTAGAGCTTGAGATGAATGACTGACGTGGCGAGGTAGGAGTCGTTCCAGTCCTCACTGTTCCTCGCCTCGTCCGTCACTGGCTCGCCAGTACGAGAGTCGATGTCTCGTGGGTCTCCCCACTCCTTGAAGTAGACCTTCTCGGTCTGATTCTCTCGAATCTGCACGAAGCGACGAAATCGCTTCCTGTACGGGAAGGTCTCGATCTTCCATGACCCGTCTGGCTGCTGGACTGCGCGCTTGACATCGCACTCCGTGTAGTCGTCGTCCTCCTTACGGAGTCGCATCTGCCAACTCGGAAGCTGGTTCAACCCAGCAGGGTCACCAGTCATCATGGTCGGGATGACCTCGATGTAGGCGTTCCCTGTCGTCTCCAAGTCGTGACGCCACGCCTCACGAAGTGACGTGAAGGTCTGGTTCGGTTCGAGCACCGCATTGGCGAAGAAGTTGGAGATGAGAGACCGCTCCTGCTTGATCTGCGGCGTCAAGGCATCCTCGCCCTTGCGCATCCCATCACGCGGAACGATCCTGTACCCCAACTTCTCGATGTTGACGACCATGGCTTCGATAGCCGGTCCAAGCTCCGACGATGCCTCGGGCATCATCGCCAGAGTGAACAGGTCGTATGGCGGCTCGATGATTCCTTCTGTTCCGTAGAACGACTCGAACGGGTCTTGGGGGAGAGAGCGTGAAACACCCCGTGTGTCTTTCTTGACCTGAATCGGGATAACCTTGGCGACGTACTGGTTCCTGGCAAGAACCTCTTCGGCCTGATTCGCTGCTGCCATTGGTCACTCCTGTCTAACCGGTTAGACGACCTAGAACAGACCTGGCTCCTTGTCCTTTGGTCGTCTCTTCCTGGCCCCTCCCTGGAGTGAGCCATTGATCGCGAAGTACAGCGCGTCCACCAAGTCCTTCAACTTCAGGTCTGGGAAGCCGGTTAGCTGTCCTTCTAGTTTAGCCATTCTGCCCTTACGATGATACACCTGTCGACGCTCGTAGTAGAGCTGCATGGCACGTGCTCGCGTGACCTTGTCCTTCGTCGTCCAGATTGGCATCGTCCTGACATCAGGGAATTCCTGACTGACCGTAGATTCTAGCACTGCCTGGTAGGCGTTCGCCTCAACGAACGTCCTGACCGGGTCGAACATATCATACACGTAGAGTAGCTGCTCGCACTGCTTCTTGAACGTCAGCCGCATCGCGTACTCGTACAGGACGTAGATCTCGAATATGCGCGGGATGACACCGATGACTACGATAGCAAACTCGTCAGCCTCGTCCTTCTGCGAAGAGGCAAGGTCGACTCCCATCCACACAGCCAGGTCATGCTTCTTGATGAGTTCTATTGGATCTTCGTCGTAGTGCTTGAACCAGTCATTCTTGAAGTAGCTACCGCTCATAAACTTCGTGCGGTTCTGGTACTGACACTCGAAATCAGCAAGCGGCATCGAAGCACGCCGCTCGATGATCTTGACCATGGGGAAGCCTTCGGGGTCGTAGCACACCGCATTCGGCGGTGCGTAGAATTGACCGTCCTCGTCTTGGAGTAGGTCAACGGCTTCCCCGGTGTTCTTGTCGAACACGGCTGGCAGGATGAGGAACGACTCCTTGAACTTGGGATCGTTCTCCAGCAAGTACCCGTACAGGTCTTCGGGATGGTAGCGCGTACCAAGCACACGAAGCTCACCCTCGGGCCGAAGCGTCGGCAGGAGCGAGGTGTAGAAGAACCGCACGAGGTGATCGCGCTGAGTCTCAGTGCGCGAGTTGCGA